TGCGTAAAAGGTGTAAAGTGTTCATTCCTTGCAAGGAAGTCTAATAACTTTTGATCCTTTGTATTAAGAAACACACCCATCTCTGATACACTAAAAGAGGACTCCTTGTTGAAGCTGACCCTTGCTGCATTCACTACCGTAAGGTCCGTTCCCATTGAGTCTACTAACAACGCTTCCATCTTCATTTAACTCCACTTTATAACTAGGGTAATATTTAGAAACTGCTTTGTTCCAACCTTGATACACTGTAAGATCGTAAGTAAATAAACGTAATTTTCTAAGTGTTATTGAACCAGATCTATCACTGGATAATTCTCTAACAGCTTTCATATTTAAATAAAACATTTCTTGGGTATCTAAAACAATACAAGCTAGTATTTCAAAGTCTTTATCTGTATAAGTTCCCTTTTGACGTTTTATATCCGCAGTAGGGTCATAGTATCCTTTTCTTATTAAAAAAGTTCTACCTACTTCAGATACCATAGATTTAACTTGTATTCTAATTGGTCTTTCAAGAGAAGAAACACAAATTACATCAGTGTCTGCTGCATCTACATGATATGCTGGTAAACCCATACTAGCTAAATTTGCAAGTACTAAAAACTCTCCTTGTTTTCCTACAAGCGTTTGGACTGATTCAGGCATCTATAGTACTCCTTATTATAGCCTCTTTGCCATTCTCTAGCTCTATCTGAGGTAGGAGGGAATGGATTATTTTTATTTCTTCTAAATCCATTCCTGCCTTGTTCAAGAATATCCCTCATAGGAAAAGGGTATCTTCTTTTATACGCCACAAACCCCTCCTGAATTGGTAATTTCACAGATATCATGTGTCTCAACGGCTTCTTCAAACTCTGTTCCTAACTTATCTACTGCCTCACTGTAAGGTACTACAGAGAGAGGTTGACCACCACGGCAACCATCAGGATATACTGTAAATCCACGTAACCTATGTGCATATGATGCTAATGTATTAGCAAAATCACTTACAGTATCCTCATTATTAAACTTAGATCCCCAAGAAGGTAGATTAATGGTAGAACTGATAGACATATCTACGTAATCCTGTACATCTGCCTGAAACTTAATCCTTCTTTCGTAATCATCTGCTAAATCTAGTGCAGACTCAATCTTATCAGGATCAGCACCATACATATCTATCAACTCTTGTGCTGCGGAGTCTATAACATACTGATACTTCCACTTAGTACCACCTGTTAAGTATCTACGCTTGTATGCTACAGCAAAGATAGGCTCTATTCCGCTGGAGCTACCAGCGAGTATAGAAATAGAACCAGTAGGAGCGATAGCGCGGTTCGCAACTGGTCTTGATATGGATAACTCGTCAGAAAATTCTTTAGAGATGTTATCGCTGACACCTTTATAGATTGATAACCATTTGTGTAGTTCTGGGGTAACTTCATACTTCTCTCCTCGTTTAACTAACCATTCGTGCATACCCATAAGCCCTAAACCTAGTCTTCTGTTCTTTGCCCTAACTTCATATACTTTAGCATAAGGTAGCTCTGCTCTAAGTGTACCACAGATTAAGAATTTAGTAGCAAGTTCAACGACTCTAGCAAGCTCCTGAAGTGAATCAATGCGTCCAAGATTGACACTACCCAGATTACAAACATCACTGTCATCAGCAGAAGTAACTTCTGTACAAGCATTTCTCAGGGTATCCTTTTCATTCTCCATAAAGTTAAAGCTAAATCCTGGTTCAGCAGATGTTAATGCTTGTTCAACATTCTTCATAAACACTTCACCAACATCACCTGTTTTCCAGTAATTCATCAACCATTCAGTATCATAGTTTACACTGATGTTAGTCATATCTAATGGTGCGCGGAAGTTGAAGTCTTGTTCTTTAATATCTTTAAAGGTAAATCCTGTAGTACCAACATTCATATCACCCCAATTCTTAGCAGTTAAGAAGCTAGGGACATCATTGTGCTTCCAATTAAGTGATGCATACATGGCTGATCTACGTGATCCTCCCTGCATTACATTAGCACCTATAGAGTTGATCATCTGCATCTTGGGTATAGGTCCAGATGCTAATCCACCTGATCCACCTAACGATCTTCCTGACTCACGATAGATAGAATAGTCTACTCCAATACCTCCACCAGTCATCAAACATGATTCTGCTTTCCAACTTAGATTTGCCCAGTCTTCTCTTGTATCTTCTTCAGCAGATAATAGAAAACAGTTATTATAGAAACGTCTATCTCTTCCTGCATAATAAATATATCTACCACCTGGTACGAACTTGAGATCTGTCATATACTTCTGTAGTTCTTTACGTTCTTCCTTACGCATTAATGCTTCTTCACCTGCACGTAAGTTACCACATACATCTTCTACAAGCACTCTTGATAACTGCTCCCATGTATCGCAGCCAGTGTGTGCATACTTTAAATTAAATATATCTTCTGAGAATTTAGACCTGAACATTGGATTCATGTTTGATTTAAATGTCATCGTTTACTACCACCTTTACATTATCTACAACTATTCCTTCCAAAGCATCTGAAACAGCAGATGATACTAGCTCCTTCATATCTTCTTCTAATCCTGCCTTACCATCAACAGGAACCCAACAGGCATCACTATCTATCTGGGCATTTATATAAATAGATACAATCACCTAGAAGTATCTCCGTACTTTTCATACTCTTCAAGAGTAACTTCTTTTATAAGTTTTTCAAGATACCATTGTGCTTTTTTTAAATCCTCTACAGGATTACCTTTGTAATCAAATCTCCATAAGTATTTTATTATGTTTCCTTGTAGGTAATACTTAAAGTTATGACCTGTAGCAGACTCAATAGCATCAATGCACTCTATACTACTCTGGTTGTAATGAGATGGACTATTAACCATGTCTTTTATTACCTTCATCAGTGTAACCTTTTTGAAAAATTTGCGTATACAATATTACCTTCTATTCTTTCTACTTTTTTAGCTGGTTTTATATTATACTGTTCTGCTAGTCTTATAGATGCCTCTTCAACTACACTTTCTAATACTTCTCTGATTCTAATACCAATATTTTCAACCATCTCAGAACCATTAAAGTTACCATCGTATATCTGAAGTTCATTACGTTTCTTATCAAATGTACAAAATACTCCATACGTATTGTCAGGTATAAGTATTTCGTGTGCTATTTCTTCGTCTTTTTCTTTGTCGGACATACAGTTAACTCCATAAAATCATCAGCATACATCAATGCTAATGGGCGTTTTCGATCACCTTTTAATATTGCTACAGGTTTTGTAGCTTTCATCATATTAGTCTCTGCTTGTTCCAAGGCAGCATATACAGCAAACGATGATCTTGCTTTGCATTCTACAGTCCAAGGAAATAGCCTACGTGCTAAAGGACTAAGACCTATATCAGGTCCATTAACTCCACCAGGAGTTGACGTAATATCATCCTCCTCAACTCCTTTAAGATGTTGTTGAAGATAGTTACGTACCCACTGTTGAAGCTTGCGTCCTTTAGCTTTCGCAGACGCTACACTTATTCTATTTGAAGACCGTGTAGTGGTGGTAGGCATTTGCTGACTTTGATTTAGGGTTGCGTTCATACTTTAGATCAGGCCAACAAGTATATCGAAAACTACAATAAGAACAAGTCATACCTAGTTTTCTATTACCTGTAGGTTTACGGTAGAAGAACTCTTCCTCATCTGTAAATCCACGTACAAAGTTATCTTCATTCGCTTCCTTATAACGATTAATAACATCTTCTATCTTATTGGTATAACTATCTTCATCATCAGGATTAGCTTGAACTATTTTCATCTCACCTGATTCTTTACTAACAGCTATCCAACCACCTGCTTTTATTTCTGGAGTCTCTTCTCTCTCAGCCTTAGTATAACCAAACAACTGAGCGCAATATCCAAAGTCATCATTCTCCTTCAATGCTTCATAAGAAGCAAACTTCTTTTCAAAAGCAAATCTTGATGCACTTTTTATATCCCATAGAGAATAACCATTACCATCTTTAATGATTAAATCAAGTTCTCCATTAATGTAATCTCCATCAGGAGTTTTGTAACCTACTCGTTTATTTAAATCTACTATTTCTACTCCTGCTGCAAGTAAGATAGCTACAGCAATTACTTCAGTCATATCTCCATATAACATTTTAATACGAAAAGAGTTTGACTCAGGAGCTTTGGGCCAACCTAGCTTCTCTGCGTGTAACTGACAGAATGGTTTGCCTACCTGAGACATAGAGGGAAGTTTGGCTCCCCCCTTTCTCTTAAAATTAAACTTACCTAACTTACTATTAAACATCTGACTAGCACGAAACACTATGTCATCTGGAATCTTAGGATCACCAGCAAGGTAAGTATCAATCTTTGTTTGAAGATCCATCCTATAATGGGATCTCGTCATTGAGTAAGTCATCAAGATCAGTTTTAATTCCAGCAGGAACCATGTTCTCTCTCATCTTCTCTGCTACCTGATCGTTCTCTACCTTAACAAGATCAATGAAGTTAGTAATATACTCCCTAGTCTCATCAGTTAGCGGATGATGTTCTCCTAATAAAGGAGTATACTTCAGGACAAAGTATTTGTTTGATCCTGTTTTCTTTAACTCATAACCAACCTTCAAGTCAAAGTTAAGAGGCATAGACTGTTGCCTGATCATGCTAGTCATAACTTTACTGATCTCCATAAAGTTAGATGGTCCTAGCTTCATACGAAAAGGAACATCCTTTATCTCTACCTTATCACCTGATGCAGCCGTAGGTTTATCCATACGTATTAGACCAAAGATATTCCTATATAACTTAGCCTTAGATGCTGTAGCGTATGCTACTGGATCAACTGCACGTAACTTCTCACGTTGCTTAGAAGGTATCCATCCACACTTATCACCACCGTCCCAATCTAATGCAGTGTCAGAGAACTGCTTGAAATGCTGAGACATATTAGAAAACTTCTGAGTATCAGAGTCAAATACAGAAGTCTGCATTGTGTCTAGAAATATTCTGAAGTAAGTATCTTTAGCAAATACTTCTCCAAGGTCAGGATGAGATAGTCCTATAGATGGTGCAGGTATTCCCTCTACCATATCTCCATCTACATCTGTAGTGCTATCCTTATTAATCCTAGCCCTAGCTAGTATTGGCCCTGAGTTCATGGTAGAATACAAGGCTGATAGATCGGTAGAATTACCGTCTATATTCATTAATTGATTCATACGAATCCCCTTTCATTAAATGAATGATGCTTATAGCATACTTTTATTATTTTGTCAATTGAAATCTTGTTGATCCATCCAATTATTTCCATGAGACATTTCTACTTCTAAAGGTATATAGTCAGGTAATCCAAAGCGTTTCTTTGCTTCCTCTTGTGCATCTAGCAAACACTGTGGTCCTATCTCCTTAACTATATCTATCTCATCTGGATGGGTATCAATCAAGACACTATCATGTACTGTATTGATTACTACACTTTGTAATCCTTTCTCTTTCAGTTTGTTGAATAATAATATCACACCTAATGGTACAATCTCAGCAGTTGCTACAGACTGAACAGGGTAATTAACAATTTGAGTCTTAAAGTTAGCATTACCAGATCTATTTCTCTCACAGTCAGGGAAACTAAACTGTCTACCTGTAGCAGTTGTCACTACTTTGGTTGCGATGGCTTCGTTCTGGAGTTTGTCATGCCACTTAAAGATGCCTTGATACTTTCCGAAGAACTCTTTGAAGTAGATTTGTTGAGCAGGTGTACCTTGTGTTCCCCCATAAAGAGGACGGAATGTGGAAGCTTTTGCTGCTCCTCTGTCAGTAGCTTCTCCATTGTCGGAGAGGACTTTGGCAGTGTAGGCGTGAACGTCAAAGCCAGATTCGACTTCGCG